TGCGAAAGCGTGTACGTATTTTGTGCCATATTTGGCATTTGGCCAATTTGATGGCAGTCTTGAACGGTTGAACCGTTCATATGCTGGAGAAAACGATATTGGCGAAACCTCGCCGTTACCGTTTTTTGAAACGAATAAATATTATGATCCGGCAACGGATTCAGTGGGTCAAGCAACTTCGTCTTCGAATTTCGATGATTATGTTGTTTCGCCTTGGGATGTAAATAGAGCAAATTTTTATCAAACATTGGGTCTTCATACACAGGCTACAACGATTAATAGCTCTTATGTGCAAGCGTATAACGCTGTTATAAACCATAGGCGTAAAGCTCGTTCGCCGGCATTTGCTGCAGAAAATAAAATTCGTAACGAATTTGATCATAGGTTAGCAGAATGTTTTTGGCCGAATAGCGGCAACAGTCATATTGTTGCTGATTATGACGAAAAATTAATTGCGGGCGAAGTGAACCTTAAAGGGTTAACGTTTAAAGCTCCAATTAGGTCGCAAAATTATCATGATACTTATGCACCGTCTCAGAACGGTGTACCTGATAATATTGGATCAAATACAAATCCAGATGGAGATACGATTAATCCAACATATGCGTTTGACGAGGTATGGGCTGAATTAACAAGTGGCGGTTCAGCCACAATGAATTTGGCAGATATTGAACTTGCGAAGAATCTAGCAAGTTTTGCCAAACTTCGTTCAGCTTACTCGGGTCGCAGCGACGAATGGATTATTGACATGCTTATGCAAGGCATTTCGATGCCCTTGGAAATGTTGAAAGATCCATTGTTAGTTGGTCAGTCAAGCGGTGTGTTTAATATGGCGCAACGATTTGCGAGCGATGCTGGCAATTTAGACGACAGTGTAACGCGCGGAATCTGTAATTTAAATTATCGCGTTAATATGCCTAGAACTTCAGTGGGTGGCATATTGGTCACAACTGTTGAAATAGCTCCAGAACAGGTCTGGGAGAGAAAAAAGGACTATTTTTTATACACAACATCTGCGGATGAGTTGCCGAACGCATTGAAAGATAATCTTTCAATTTTAGGCGGACAGCATGCGGTTCAAGTTAAAAAAGATCACTTGGATGTAAACCATAGCACGCCGGATGCTGTGCTTGGGTTTGCACCGCTTAATCACGAATGGCGCCGAGATCATATTAATCTTGGAGGTAAGCTGTATAGACCTGCAGACGATGCTTATACTCAAGATCGCGCGCGAGTGTGGTCTAATGAGGTTTCGTCTCCAAACCTTAGTACAGATTTTTATTTGTGTACTAATTTGCACAAAAAAGTCTTTAGCGATCAAACATCAGAAGCGTTTGAAATCACTGCAATGCAGGATTTGAGCGTTAATACAAACATTCAATTTGGTGATGCGTTGATCGAAACAGATGCAACTAGCGACTACGATGCGATTGAGACGCTCGTTAACGGCTAGTGCTAACGCGGAGGGGGCGTCCTCCCTGCCCTCTCCGCACAAATGCGAAAGGAAAATGAAATGAAGCATTGGAAATTGGGTAGTATTGGTGCTTGGGCATCATACGGAGAAGGTGAATTGAAACAATTCACTAAAGGACAGATTAAATTTAAAGTAATGGGCAACTGCACATTTGAAGTTTGGGATCAGACAAGCGGATTAATGGTTGCAAAAGGAACTGACGACATTATTGACGTCGAGTTTATTAGTCCTACAGACGCAGAAATTTTGATTAAGTTTGATAAAAAAGGCGTGATTCAAACGAATATACGCGACACTGATCAAACTGTTGAAAAAGTATACGCGGATGAAAATTTGGTAAATTTAAATCCACGCGTAGCACAGGATCCAACAATTGTGATGTATCAAAATTTTATTAAGCAACAGGCGCAGCAATATGCGGCTTCTTTAGCGGCAGAAAAGGCGCGTACAGCTGCGATACAAGCGGCTGCGGAACCAGTAGTAGAGGTAGTGGAAGAGGCACAGGCGGATGACACAGGAGACGTGGAAACCGCTGATTAAGTTTTTAAATTGGGTCAAGTCAATAGACTTGGCCCAAGACTGGGCAAAAACGGTGCGTCAAACGCCGTTTGATATGGCCCAGGAAAAACACACAGATGCAGCGGAAACACTGATCGAGCAGAAACAAGACCGACGCGAAAATTTTATTAAACAGACTGAGGTTGAATACAGAGGTGTTCACCCACAGATAGTAGAATTTTGGAAAGCGTTTAGGGATGAATGCGGCAAACGTAATATTAGCGTTCGAGCATTTGAATTTGTGCGATCAGCAAAACGACAGAATGAGTTAAAAGCGCAAGGGCGCAGTAATGCGCCAGCCGGTAAGTCGCCGCACCAATACGGGTGTGCGGTCGATATTATTAGTTCAAAGCATGCTTGGAACCTTACAAAAAAAGAATGGGACATTTTAATAGCAATTGGCGACGAAGTAGCCAGAAAGCGTAAAATTAAGATGATAAATGGTGCAACCTTTACAGGGTTATATGACCCTGCCCATTGGGAATTAAAAAATTGGAAGCAATATAAATTAGCGCAGGATTACTGCGATAAAACTCAAATTATGTTGCCTGAGGATACGAAGCAAAAGTTTTTAAAGTTGGAATATATCTATGAAACAATCAAGCGGGACGATTGATAAGCATTCTAAATCTCCGGAGACGTCAAGGATCGGAGGAGATTTAGAATGCGAGCATATACATTACTTGATCGTATATGCAAAAGGTGACTCCCAGAATCCGGAGTTAGGGTAGAATGTGCTTAAAGCCAACAATTTTACCAAATGGTTCGGAGGTTGGGTGTCGCCTTTGCTGGCAATGCGAGCTTGAAAAAGTTAACGACTTTTGTGGGCGAGGTATTGCCGAAATGAAATACGCCAAAAAAACTTTGGCGGTAACGCTAACGTACGCCGATACGGCGGGAGCGAATGCGGTAACGTTAGTATATGCGGACGTTCAACAATTTTTGAAGAATTTGCGAAAAAAATATAACGTTCGGTTTATGGTTGCGGGTGAATATGGGTCTGCAAAAAATAGGGCACATTGGCATATTGTGTTATTTTTTCAAGGGCCATCAAAGCAATCGATAAGAAAATATAAAAATAAGTCTTGGAGTAGTCCAAAGATTATTTATAGGGAAAATAAAAAGAAACCATTAACAAAAGAGCAACAGCGAGAGTTGGATGGTGGTGCTTTATTGGATGAAGAAAACGTTCATTGGAGTCATTGGACTCATGGTCACGTATTTGTTCAGCAGCCTGACTGGTATGGAATACGATATTTGTTAAAATATATCGTTAAAGACCAGTCGCAAAGAGTAAATCAGACTGTTATTCGAGCATCGAATAGACCAGCTCTGGGCGCAGCATATTTCAACGATTTAGTTGATGAATATGTAGCTGCGGGAATAGAGCCCAAAAACTGGAAATACAGTTTTCGCGATATAAAAGACCGTAATGGAAAAATACGGAAATTTACGATACAAGGCCGGAGTCGTGACAATTTCGCGAGCGAAATAAGTCGGCGGTGGCTAGATCGATGGGGAACACCGATCAGGTGTGAGTTAATCGATAAACATTTTGAAAACGTAATAGATGCAGAAGACCGTGAAATATGGTCGCCCCATCTTGGAATTCCGTGGCATCTGAATCCAGAAGATGAACGGTTTAGTAAAGACGATTTTCAGAAATATATTGAACCATGGGTTGACGATTATGAGCAACCTGAATGGATTCAAGAGCCTGTTATTGAAATTGATTATCAAGGTTTACCTGTAACAATTTTTCAATATGGAAAATATAAAAGAGCTTGGACGGAGCAGGGCGAATGGGAAGACGTAAGTCAAGAAGTAATAAACGTAATGTTGCAAACAGGAAAAATATTACGAAAAACACCATACGAAGAAATAATGTTAGAGCGATGGGAACGCTTGGACAATCGCGTAGGGTTACAAACACAGGGGCACGCAGAACAACCGTTCTGACGCCCTACCCTACGGTAGGTTTAGCCCCGACTGTCGCACCAGACGGACGTCAACAAAGGCAGCCTTCCCCGAAGAGGGATTCAGACAAAAAACGTCTGCGGCTGCGGTGCAAAGATAGACCCAAGTCAAACATTAAAAAAGCCGGTGGAAGCGGCAAGGCATATGTGCCGTGGTGTTCATAGCTTCTATGCAAAAACAGATTCTGGAGGAATCGAATCACGTTTCAGATACAGAAACAAAAATATTTTCGAAAAATAAAGTCTCAGTGCTTGACAAAGTACGAAGGGGGACTCTAACAATAACACAGGCAGAACAAAAATTGTAAAGGATTGGAAGTATTTAACTACTGCATAATATATATTATACGCCAAAGTTGGTTAAAGCTTCATTATGATACCAGATGATAAAAATTTTAGCGAGTGAATTTTTGAAACCACTTATACGCCGAGCAGGTTCAATGATTGGCGGGACATTAGTGGGTGTTGGTATAGCACAAGAGCAAGCGGTTCAAGTCGAAACTGCTGCGATTACAATTTTATGCGTTCTTGCCGATCTAATTTTGTCAAATTTAGAGCGGAGAGCAAGAGATGAATAAAACATTTGTAAATGTACTGCATGGCGCAGTCATGGGAGCCATTATGAGCGTAGCGCTTTACGGTCCAATTTATATGGAATGGACGTGGTAATGCTAACTAATCCATATTTTTTATGGGGATTTGTTACCGCGATTGTAGCGGTTTTAGCAGTTATAGAAATTATCAGGAGTAAAAAATAATGGGACCATTTGCGGCAGCAGCGTTATCTTTTGGAGCGTCTATATTAGGCGGTCATTTAAGCCGTGAAACGGCAAAAAAGGAACGAAAAAACCATTTTGTTAATTTGCGCGACAGCGCAACTCGAGCGGGTTTTAACCCGTTGACGGCACTGTACGCGACGGGTGGCGGTGGATACGGCCAGTATGTCGGTTTAATTAGCCGGAACCCTTTGGGTGACGCTATGGTCGCAGGTAGCAATGCTTATACTGCGGGCGCGGCACGGCGTGAACAAATGGCGCATGATCGAAGCATGCAAAGCAACAGGTTTGCGCAAGAAAACAGTTTGCAAAAAATGCGCCAAGATGCGGCGATTAAATTAACGCGTTTGCAACGGGAAGCAATGCCAGATGCTTATTCTGGTTATGTTGATAGTATTCCTGTTCAGTATTTAACTAAGAAGTTTACCATGCCTATAGACATGGCAAAACGAGCGGGAATTGAGCCAAATGCAAATTTATCTGCAGGTGAAATAGCAGAAATATTTGGTGAAGCAGCAGAGGCTGTTTCGGCATTTTCTTTACAAGGTCAAAAATCAACCTACGGCACAACAGTGTTGGGTTTGACGGGCGGCGATGTGAAAAATGCAGTTATACCTCAACCTAAAAAGGAAACTTTTTTGACTAGGATTAAAAAGGTTCTCGATGAAAACGAAAAGTTGTTTGAGAACAACCCGGGCGATCAAATCCAATATAATTGGTCATTTGGACGGTTAGAGTCAAAGTACAAATGAAATGCAAGCGATGCGCGCAGATTAGACGCACGATTAAACGAATAATTAGGAGACGAAAGAAATGAGGAATACGGAAATTATACCGAATACGCCGGTACCGTTTAAGCGATCTAACCGCCCTGCCCGCGGTTTGACTATGACAAATGCTGATGCGGGTCAGGTTATTCCGGTTCGATTGGAACCAATTGCACGTGAAGAAAGTGCAAGTGGTCGTGTTGGGATGTCATTGCAAATGGCAGAAACACCTGAACCAATTGCAAATGCGGTGCATGCGAAAGCGTGTACGTATTTTGTGCCATATTTGGCATTTGGCCAATTTGATGGCAGTCTTGAACGGTTGAACCGTTCATATGCTGGAGAAAACGATATTGGCGAAACCTCGCCGTTACCGTTTTTT